TCTTGACTTCTTTCTTTGATTCTTGTTTTTTCTTCAATTCTTCTAAGGCTTTGGTGTCTTCTGTTTCATCGTCAAATAAGTTGTCGCATTCATCTTCAGCAGCTTTTTCAACTGGCTTTTCTTCTTTCTTTTCTGGGGAGCTTTGCTGGCTCAAGCTTTTGGAACTAAGAGTTTTTTTCACTTTAACTTCAGCTTCGATTTTGTTTTGGAGTTCCAAAATTTCGTTTTCTGGGTTTGAAGAAGCCTTTGTATGCCATGAAAAATAACCAATAAATATAATAAATTATTTAGGATAACTATCTAAATGGCACAAACACTAGGACCACTACAACCTGGTCAACAAACATATACAATAGTTAATTCGGATAGTGGGATGGTAGATCCCAAGTATGGAGATGTACCAGTTGTGCCCACCGCACCAACAGCTGTTGTCACGCCAACACCACGTCCAACACCTAAGCCACTTTACTTTGAGCCACCAAGCAAACAATTTGTTCAAGCAACACCACGTCCTGGCAACAAACCACCTGTCCCTGGTCAATGGAACGATGTTACGGGGAAGAAAAGCATGGGTCGTGGTAGTGCACAAGGATATGGTCGTGGCGAACCTGCTTTAATATTTCCTGGTGACTTGGTCAATAGTGTTAATGATGACACCAATTATGCTTTCATGAAGTTGCAAATAGGCAATTATAGACGCGATGGTGTTGCTAGTATAGCTCGCATTGAACCTTTTAGACATATTTACTTGCCAATTCCTAATAATTTGATGGACCAGCAAAGTGTTGGATATCAGACCTCAACGATTGATCCACTAACCGCAGCTGCTGTTGGTGCAGTTCAAAGTGTTGCTGGAACAAGTGTAACAAACAAAGAGTCTCTATTACAAGCATTGGGCAATGCTGGCATAGGTACTGCAGCAAACGCTTTCAATAAAATTGGTCGAGCTGTGTCAGGTGTTACGGGAGGTATTGTTGACATAAACACTCAAGACGTAATTCAACGTGGTTTGGCAGGTAGAGGATTGGCAATTAATCCATTTCTTGCATTAATGTTCCAATCACCTCATTTTAGACAATTTCAATTTCAGTGGTTGTTGGCACCAAAGAACGAAGAAGAATCAAATACATTAGCTCAAATTGTGAACGCTTTCAAGAATCATATGCTACCTGATGAGGTATTAGATGAGAACTTTGCATTATTAAAGTATCCTGATGTTGTGCAACCAACTATCATTCCCAATTTTGGTTTTCATTTCAAACAGTGTGTTATTGAAAATATCAACGTAGATTATGCACCAGGAGGACAACCTTCATTCTTTAAGGATAACAAACCCACAATGGTTAGAATAGTACTTCAGCTGCATGAAATTGAATTCTGGTTGAAGGGGCAATACTAATGTCACAAGATTCTTATTTTAGATCCTTTCCATTTATTTCTTATGCAAACAATGTTGGCATTAACATAACAGCTCGTACAAAATTGCTTGAGACTGTTAAGGCAAATCCAAGTCTATATTACCCACTTGACATTAATGATGGTTCAAGAGCAGATCAAGTAGCTCAAACTCAATACAATGATCCATATAAAAGCTGGATTCTCTACTACAGTAATGAAATTATTGATCCATATTACGAATGGTATATTCAACCCAGTGATTTTGACGAGCATCTCAAGAAGAAATACAATGTGTTGTCGGTTGAGCAGCTGCAAAACAAAATACAATTTTATAGAAACAACTGGTATCAAAGCAATAATAGTATCACCGTTGCTGGATATGAAGCTTTGGCTGGCTCACTAAAGAAGTATTGGGAACCAATTTACACAACCTCTGCAAATCCTAGCTCATATAAAAGAGTTCAAAAAGATTGGATTATTCAAACTAATCAAGTGGTGCAATATACTTGTAACACTACTTTAGAATTTACTAATAATGAAATTCTTGGTGTACATTTTGGTGCAAATAGTGGTCAAGGTCAAGTTGTTTTCAGCAACTCAACCGCTGTAATTATTCAGCACACATCTGATACAGTATACCAAGCTTCAATTCCTGGTGGTAGCTACATTTATGGTAATGAATCTCAATCCAATGTTGATATTACAGATGCAGAGGTAATTGCTAATACCATACCTCAAGGAGAAGCCACATATTGGGATGGTGTTACTATCTATCAATATGAGACAGAACAGAATGAATATAACAAATCTATTCGAGTGTTAGATTCAAGATTTACCACAAGAATTGTTGCTGAACAAAAATCTTTATTAGCTGGTTAACATAATGAATCCTGGTGATATTGCCTTATATGGCTGTACAATTGTTTCAGAAAGAGCTTCTGGTGGTCAAATAGACATTACCAAAAGTGTTTATTCTTTTTCTGTCTATGAAAGTATATTCACTCCTGGTATTACGGCTGACATTAAAATTGTCGATTTCAATAACTTAATTGACATTTATCAGTTTATTGGTGATGAGCTACTGTTCTTAACATTTGGAACAAGAGATAATTTTGATCTTAGGGTCAAGTATTTGTTTGGCGTATATTCAATTGAAGCAGTTGAACAACCAACATCAACAGGCAGCTCTTCAACATATACAATTCGTTGTGTTTCATTAGAAACACTGAATGCAAAAACTAACTATGTTCAGCATAGTTTTAATAAACCAATTACGGAAATAATTTCAACAATACACACACAATATTTGAAAAGTGGCAAGCAATTGATTGTGGAGCCAACAAAAGGAAAACAAAAAATTGTTATTCCAAATCTTGATCCTTATGATGCAATCAATATGGTAAGGGGTAGAGCTGTTTCACAAAATCCAGATAGACAATCATCTGCATTTGTTTATTTTGAAACCAGGAATCAACTTGATCAAATTTTCAAGTTTGTAACTATAGAAGAATTATTCACTCAAAATCCAGTAAAAATATTATCTCTTAAACCAATCACAAATCTTATTGAATCATGGATTGACAATATTATAACATATCGCTTTGATACAACATTAAATACAGTCGATCATATTAAGTTTGGTTCCAAAACACGTATTGGTAAAATGGACATGCGTACTATGGATTACACATATGCTGATTATAGCGATTTGATTCAATTCAAGAGTGGTGGTAATACTCCTTATGAGTCGCAACTGTTTAATGAGTTATATTCAGCAAATGTAAGAAATCCTCCCTCAGTAATAGTACCTTACGATTCAACAGATCGCCCAGACACCGGTATTGCTGAGATATTGTATGCCCAGCAAAATTATATTTCGGTGCTATTGCAAAATAGACTTGTTTTGACTACGTATGGTGATCCTAAGATGAAAGCTGGTGATATAGTACAACTTAAAATTCCAAGTAGACGTGAAGACACAGAATCGATTCAGTACGATGAAAAGTTTTCTGGTAAATGGTTAATTACAAATATTAGACATGAGTTTGAAGGCAGACAGAAGACGCCTGAATATACTTGCTATATTGAAGTAATAAAAGGTAACATGCAATGACAGAGCGCACTTTAGGGGACACACTTACGTGGTGGATTGGTATTGTCACCAATGCAACTGATGATCCCAATAAATCTGGCAGAGTTCAAGTAAGAGTGTTTGGTCAGCATGATGACGCTCAAAACATTCCAGATGAAGACTTACCATGGGCTTTACCCATTCAGCCAGTTACATCAGCAGCTATTGGTAGGTTAGGAACAGCACCTTTGGGTCTAGTTGTTGGTTCAAAGGTATGTGGCTTTTGGATGGACCAAGATCAGCAATATCCTATTATATGGGGCACCATTGGTAAAGCTGGGGATTACATTACAAACAAGACAGAAGGTGGTGCAGAAGCACTAGACACATCAACAGGTTCCATACCCCAAGCTAACAATGTATATTTTAGTAACAATGTTGTTGAGGATGTTAATAGTGGCAAAACAGATGTCAATAATGTTTCCTCAGCCCAAGGTCAAGTTGTTGACCAAGTTGTCATTGAAGAGCTACCCAATAGTGATAGATCTTTCTTATACACACCCGATAATCCTATTGTTCAAGCTACTTCTAGTATGATTAATGTTGGTACAACAATTACAGAAGGCAATGCTTTGTCATTGCTTGGAGATGTTGTTTCTGGAGGCATTAATCTATCAATTGGTGGAGTTGTCAGTGGGTTAGTTGGCAACGTTGGTCAGTTAGTCCAGTTCAACTTTCCAGCCGTGCAAAGTGCCACAACAGTATTTTATCAGAGCCAAGCATATGCTTCAGAAATTCGTAATCTAGTTGGTTCAATACAATTTGACGCACAAGGATAATATCTATGGCTTATGATCCAGATAAAGCATGCCCCATAATTCCTGTTGAAGCAGATTATCCATATTTGTTATCTACTATCAGACCAGATGGATCTCAAGAAATTAGAAGCATCCAACCTGGTCAAGAAGCTTATAGAGAAAGTGAAGCATCTGGC